CATTGCTGGTTCTCGTAATCACGCGGCTCGGCGCACAGATTCCTGTGCCGGGCGTCAGCCGTGATGTCTTTTCAAACTGGTTTGCTAATCAGCAGTCCGGTGCGGTCAGCCTGTTTGATATGATGACAGGCGGTTCGTTCAGTCAGATGTCTATCTTTGCACTCAGCATCACTCCGTATATCACTGCATCCATCATCATGCAGCTGATGACGATCATTATTCCTTCACTGGAAGAACTCCAGAAGGATCAGGACGGCAGAGACAAGATCAATGAGTATACATTTTACCTGTCAATCGGTCTCTCCGCACTGCAGGCCGTCGCTATGGGAATTGCTTTTTACCGCAGCAATTCGCTGGCAGTCAAATCCATTCCGGCTGTGATTGTTGTCATTGTAGCTCTGATCACAGGAGCTGTTGTACTCATCTTCCTTGGCGAGGAGATTACAAAGCACGGTGTTGGCAACGGTATTTCGATGATCCTGCTGTTCAACATTGTTTCCAGAATGCCGCAGGATATCGGAACATTATACGATGCATATCTGAAGGGCAGGAATATTGTGCAGGCCGGCCTTGCCTTCCTCATTATTCTGGCAATTATCCTTTTCATGATTGCTTTCTGCGTATGCCTTCAGGATGCCTATGTAAGAATACCGGTACAGAATTCTTCCAAAATGGTCGGAAGAAGAGCTGTCGGCGGTGTCGGAAGCAACATTCCGTTTATGATCAATGCTTCCAACGTAATTCCGGTAATCTTTGCCGGATCGCTGATGTCCCTGCCTGAGCTGATCACTTCCTTCACGGGGTATCAGGCCAAAGGTGCGGTCGCATGGATTTTCAATATGCTGAGCCAGAACAACTGGTTCAATCCGGATAACATGTCTTATACGGTAGGCTATATACTCTATGCAGTGCTGATTATCGCCTTTGCATATTTCTACACTTCCATCATGTTCAATCCGCAGGAAGTGGCAGAGAGACTCAAAGAGCGGGGAAGCTTTATTCCAGGCCAGAGACCTGGCAGACCTGCAGGCCGCTATCATTAACAGAAAAAACAAGATGGCCGCCGACCTGCTGACCACCGGCAAGTACGACATCAAAGGCTACGCTGATGACGGCAAGCTGACCATCATCGACACTGTTGATTTTAATTTTACTCAAAAGGTAGTGCCTGCCACCACCTGGGACCAGGCTGGCGCTACCATCTACGATGACATCACCGCTGCATCCCTGAAGATCCAGGAAGCCTCCGGCATGGTGCCTACTGTGATGATCGTGGGCAAAAACGTGGCCGGTTATATGCTGAGCAATGACCAGATCATGAAGTGGATGGGCATCCCGTCTACGTCCAACCTGTCCATGTTTAATATCGCTCCCCGGATCGTATCTCCCCAGGTGAGCTTTGTGGGCCGGATCCCCGCTCTGAACCTGGAAGTGTACACCTACGCCGAATCCTATATGGATGACGACGGAAAAATGAAAGGCTTTATTGGCGACGATGATGTCATCCTGGGTATCCCTGGCCGCGGCCGTCAGTATCATGGGGCCGTCAACCTGCTCAATGACGCCGGCACCGGCTACATCACTTACGCAGCCCCTTATGTGCCCTACTACAACGGCAACAAGGAAAACCAGGAAATGCGCCTGACGATGTATTGCCGCTGTCTGGTGGCCCCTGAATGCATTACCGACTTTGCCGTCATCAAAGCAAAGGGGGAATAACCCATGGCCACGTATAAAGTGGTGCGCAATTTTGTGGCGCACGCAGGCCGGCTGGTAGGCCCGGGCGGCTATGTGACCTTAAAGGATCAGGAGGCCAAACACCTCCTGGCTGCCGGTCAGATCGCCTTGGACGCCAACCAACCCAAGGAAGCGGCGGAAGTTCCGAAAGAGGCTATGACCCTGCCGGACGCCACTCCGGAGCCCATCAAGCCGCCCGCCCGCAAGCGAAAATGAGAAAATTTCGGGACACAATCGCTGCTGATCGGGACGTATTTTTATGCCCCGACGAGTTTGCTGAGATCCACGACCTTAACGGCCTGCAGGGGATGGCCGTGGTCCAGCAGGTGAGCGCCGACGATCAGTACAGCTTTGGGTCTAACATCGAGACTCGGAGATACTACGAGATGTACGGCAGCCATGTGACGGTAAGCTGCAAGGAAGAGGACCTGGAAGAGGTCCCCGTCTACGGGCAGTCTTTTCGGCTGGACGGCAAGCTTTATACAGTGGCGGAGTCCAAGACAGATCTGGGCATTGTGACTCTGATCCTGGTGGCCAATGACATGTAAGGGGGTGAGGGCTTGAGCCTTGTAAATGTTAACTTTACAGTAAAAAACGCAGACCTGCTGCGGGGCGTTCTGCTGGCCTGCCCTCAGGAGGCCCGTAAGGCCGCAGCGGCCGCTGCAAGCCGGGTAGTGACCCATGTCAAGAGCCGGATCTCTGTTGAGGTCCGCAAAAACTATGTGGTCAAGGCATCGACAGTCAAAAGCTCGCTCTTTACCAAGCGTCCCAGCATCTCCGCCAACCTGATTGGTGGGGTGGTAGGGGCTACCGGCTCCCAGCTGCCTTTGACGATGTTTATGGTCAGCCACAGCACCAGGAAGCCCCTCAACGTGAGAGTCAAAAAGACAGGCGGCGGCGTGGTGCCGGGCCTGTTTTGGGGCGGCCGCTCCGGGCTGGCCATCCGTCGGGATGCCATGGGCAACATCACATCGCGGCTGCCCATTAAAAATCCAGGCGGCCCGTCCGTACCACAAATGATTGAAAACGAGGAGGTCTGGGAAGCGATCGATGAAAGCGCCAGTGCCATGCTCAATGACCGCTTGATCCACGAGCTGCAGTATCGCCTAGGGAAGGTGAGCTTATGACTATCGTGACTGTGATGGAGAGCCTCAAAGCTCTCCTGGAAGAGACGGTGGCCGAATATCGAGCCCAGGGCAAAGAGCGCCTGGAGCCTATCAAGGTGTACGCCGGCTATCCGCCGGTCCGGGACCGGTCCGCGGAGATGTCCTCCTACGTCTATGCCGCAGTGGTGGACTGGACAGACAAGGAGGCAGACGCCTACAGCGCCTGCACCGTGGAGATCGGTCTGGCCATCCGGGATGAGGCTCCCGATGGGTGCATTAGCTTGTACAACCTGATGGAGCATATCCGGCAGACCCTGCTGCGGCATCGGATCATCTGCGACCGGACCTCGCTCCAGCTGCCTCTCAAGGGGCGGCTCCCGGAGCAGCAGCCCATGCCGATCTGGCTGGGCATCATCCGGGCCACCTACCTGGTGGCACAGCCGGAAACGGAGGGGATCAATTTTGACAATTTCTAAAAAGCAAGCCCCCGGTCTGCTGATCTATGTCGGCCCGACGCTGAGCCACGGCCGACTGCAGCATGCCCAGGGGTTTATCGACGGCTTCCCGGCCGGGGTGCAGGAGCTGGTGGACCAGCATAGCTGGTTCCGTCGGCTTTTTGTTTGCCCTGCCGATTTTACAGAAGCCAAAAAGCAGACCCAAACAAAAGGGAGCCTGCTCAACATCTATTATCAACGAGCTAAGGAGGTATAAATCCTATGGCATTTAAACACGGAGTTTACGTCTCCGAAAAGCCTACGGCCGTGATTCCGCCTGTGCAGACCACGGCGGGCCTGCCGGTTGTCTTTGGGACGGCACCCATCCATCTGGCTGCGGATCCGGCCAAAGCCAACCGGCCTGTGCTGTGCTATACATACGCCGAGGCCGTCCAGCAGCTGGGCTACAGTGACGACTGGTCCAAGTATACTTTGTGCGAGGTCATGTACAGTCAATTTGCCCTGTACGGCTACGCCCCGGTGGTCTTTGTCAATGTGCTGGATCCGAGCACACATAAAAAGACCACCAGCAAAAAGTCTGCTACGGTAAGCCAGTCCCAGGTGGTGCTGGATGCTCCGGTCCTGTTGGACACCCTCAAGGTGTACAAGACCGAAGCGGCTCAGCCTGCTGTCCTGGGTACGGACTATGAAGCAGCCTACAACGACGATGGGCAGTTGGTCATCTCCATCCTGGATGATGGGGCTTTAAAGAGCGCCGCCACCGTACTGCTGGACTATGACGAGGTGGATCCCAGTGCCGTCAAAAAAGATGACATCATCGGCGGCATCGACAGTGCCACCGGCAAGCCCAAAGGCCTGGAGTGCATCTCTCAGGTGTATCCGCTGACCCGGATGGTGCCGGGACTGCTGCTGGCTCCCGGCTGGTCTGAGGACCCCGAGGTGGCCGCTATCATGTCCGCCAAGGCCGACAACATCAATGGTCTCTTTAGAGCCATCGCTCTGGTGGACCTGCCTGCGGACAGCCAGATCACCAAGTACAGTGACGCCCCGTCCTGGAAAAACAAAAACAACTACACCAACACCCTGGAGTATGTCTGCTGGCCCAAGGCCAAGCTGGGAGACCGTATCTACCACATGAGCACCCATGTGCTGGGCGCCATCGCTACGGCAGATGCTGCTAATGGCGATATCCCGTCTCAGTCCCCGTCCAATAAGGCAATTCAGGCTACAGGCCTGTGCCTGGACGACGGCACAGAAGTGGTCCTGGATCTGCAGCAGGCCGAATACCTCAATGGTCAGGGCATCAATACCGGGCTCAACTTTACGTCCGGGTGGGTGCTGTTTGGCAACCGGATGGCCTGCTATCCGGGCAATACGGATCCCAAGGATGCTTTTATCAACATTCGTCGTATGTTTAACTGGCAGAAACAGACGTTTATCCTGACGTACTGGCGGCTGTTGGACCAGAACATCACCTGGCGGCTGATCAACTCCATCATCGACAGCGAACAGATCCGGCTCAATGCCCTGGTGGCCAGCCAGGACCTGCTGGGCGCTGAAATTACCGCCCGCAGGGATGAAAACCCGAATACCGAACTGATGAATGGCCATATCAAATTCCATACCTACTTCACGCCGCCTACGGTGGCAGAAAAAATCGAAGATGAACTGGAATTTAATACCAGTTATTTTGCCGGGCTGTTTAACAGCTCTGCATCCTGAGGAGGTGACCACGCATGAGCAACATTCCTGAAACGCTGATCAACTTCAGGATCTACGGCGACGGCAACGACATGCTGGGCACCGCTAATCTGACTCTGCCCAAGCTCAACGCCATGACCGACACGGTCACGGGCGCTGGCATCGCCGGCGAAGTGGAGGTCCCGGTCCGGGGGAACTTTAAATCCACCGAGCTCCAGGCCAAATGGCGGACCATCGATCCCAATGCGGCCAAGCTGTTTACCCAGACCAGCCACGACATTGACTGCCGGGGCGCCTTCCAGGTCCAGGATCCTGCGACGGGTGCTCTTAATGTGCAGGCGGTCAAACTGTTTTGTCGGGTAATGCCCAAAGATTTTGAGTTGGGCAAATTTGAGGTGGCCAAGATGACGGACACCACCACCAGCTTTGAGTGCCTCTATCTCAAGCTGACCATCAACGGTAAGGTGGTTATGGAGCTGGATAAGCTCAATTGCGTCTGTAAGATCGGTGACACCGATCTGATGGCCGAGGTCCGGGAGGCTCTGGGCCTTAGCTGAGTATGAGCCCTGCCGATAAAGCAGGGCCCGCTTTTTGAAAGGAGATCCCATGGAAAAGACAGTAGACAAAAAGCAGATGGAAAACCTGCTGGCGGCCACTGCGCCCAAGTTTGGGCTGAATGCCCCCGATGAGGTGCTTAAAAAGACAGCCGATGTCCTTACCAAGCTGGCCAACCTGTCCGGACATGACCTGATCGCTGCCGAGCAGCAGGTGCGCGCCGCGGGGGACCTGACTCCTATGATCAATCTATCCATGCAGTACCAGGCGGCCCTGGCCGCGAAAGCACTGGACATGAAGCTGGATGACGTGATGGACCTGCCGGCTCCCGTCTTTACCAAGCTGATCAACACGGTGGCCACTTTTTTGTACAAATAAAGATCACGCCGCAGAAAATCCGACGTAACGTCCTTGTCCTATCTCGGGAGACGTACACTCCCATCCCGTACTATCTGAGCCTCCCGCTCCCCGAACTGGGGGCCTGGTTGGAGACGCTCCGGGAGGTCCAGGATGAGGTCAAAACAGATGGAGGTGAGTAGATGGCCGGACAAAACATGAGCGTGCAGATCCTGATCGGGGCGGCCGTGGCCAGCAGCCTGGGGTCCGCCTTTACGTCTGCCGCCAACCAGGTCAGCAGCCTCCAGCAGCAGATCAAGCGGATGGATGGGGACACACGGCAGGCTGTGCAGGCTCAGATGGGCTTGATGAAGGCCTTTAACCAGGGCACAGTCAGCGCTGATACCTACAGCAAGGCGATGAAGCGGCTGCACGACCAAATCCAGCTGAATAAGACCACCAAAGGCCTGATGCAGGGCATTGCCCAGGATCGGCAACAGTTCGCCCAGCTGGACCAGCAGGCCACGGTCTACATGGGCAAGATGATGGCCTGGGGCGCCACCACCAAATTTTTGGCGGGACCGATCCAGTCCGCCATGCAGTTTGAATCCGTCATGGCGGATGTCCGTAAGGTAGTGGATTTTGACACCCCTCAGCAGTTTAAAGAGATGTCCAACGATATCCTCAAGCTGTCCCAGGAGATCCCTGTATCTGCCTCCGGCCTGGCCCAGATCATGGCATCCGCCGGGCAGGCAGGGATCGCCCGTAATGAGTTGGTGGCATTTACGAGAGACGCTGCCAAGATGGGCGTAGCCTTTGATATTACGGCTGACCAGGCCGGGGACATGATGGCCAAATGGCGGACGGCCTTTAAGATGGGGCAGGACCAGGTGGTGGAGCTGGCCGATAAGGTCAACTACCTTGACAACAAAACCGCAGCCTCCGCTCCGGCTATCGCAGATGTGGTGACCCGGATCGGGCCGCTGGGCTCCGTGGGCGGTGTAGCCTCCGGTGAGATCGCAGCCATGGGCGCCAGCATCGTGGGCTCTGGTATCGCCTCAGAGGTGGCGGCCACGGGCATCAAAAACCTGATCCTCGGACTGACAGCTGGTACGGCGGCTACCAAAAAACAGAGGGCCGCCTTTGATGAGCTGGGCCTGGACTCCACCCAGGTAGCGGCGGGCATGCAAAAGGACGCCAAAGGGACCATCCTGATGGTCCTGGACAGCATCAGTAAGCTGGATAAAGTCCAGCAGGCCGAGGCGCGTGAAGAGCAGTTCAAAAAGACGAAGGGCGGGTATAACCGGATATCTACCATCAATAATGGGG